CTTCAAGCGAAAGAGCCAGGGCTGGTTCTGGCGGGACAAGGACAAAAGCGGCCTGGAACACGAGGTAGCCGGCTTTAATAAATAAGGACCCGAAACGTCCAGCACCTCGCCGGCCAGAGCTTCGATGGCCGCCTGATGCCTCTCCCAATATGTTGAAGCTGTAAAGGGCCTCCAGGGACCGTAGGGTTGCGTCCTGCGAAAGCCTACGGGCCAGCCTACCTCAAACTGCCTCAGCCTGAGCTGTGCAGCGACGTCGACCCTGGCTCTGCCAAGGCCGATTTTGGCATCTTCTGCCCAGGTGCCGGCAGCCACCTTATAACCGTCTCCGTAGACCATGCGGACCACCGAGACGTAGCTGCCCTCGAGGACCAGGGCGATGATGTTCCAGTCACCGTCGTAGTACATGGCTAAATCTTCAATCTCCCAATCTCCCGAGCGCTGGCCCAGGCCGGTGCTCCAGGTCCCCCCGGTCCTTTTTTGGAGATAAAGGCTGCTGGGGTCGTTGATGTTGGAAACGTGGACAATGGCACAATCGCCGTTAGGCTTGTAGGCTATGGCGACGCCTCTTTCGCAGGGGCGTGCATTCGACATAATCGTCCAGCTGCCCCAGGTGGCGCCGTAGTCCGATGACTGGCGGCGATAGAGATTGGCGGCATCCATAGAAGCTACCATGACCTCCGCGGCTTGAGAAGCTGTGGCGACTTTGGCATAGGCAGGGACACCGCCAAAAGATGAACCCCAGCTGGAATACGTTGAGCCGGGACCCGGGCTCGTTATTCGCGAGAGATAGAGATTGGCATTGTCTTTACGGATGCGAATCAGCGAGCCGTCACCGGGCATGGTCAAGCCGTGACTATCTTTGACCTCCGAGCCGGAATAAAAGCGCTGCCAGCCGAAAGCTTCCCACTGTATGCCGCCGGACGGCGTGGCCTGCGGGTGCCCGTAAGCCTGCACTTCGAGCTTAACCAGCGGCTTTCTGGTGGGCTTCTTCTGTTCTTCAAGTAGGGCGTCTGAAATGCTGCGCATAATAAAACCCTTTGTGTAGATTGGAGCAGATGCTCCGCGGTACCCGGTAAATCAAAAGTAAAAAACCAAAAGCCAAAACTATTTTCCGCAATATCTCCGCAATCTGTTTCATCGCTGTAATCGCTCGTAATCGAGATTCTTCTCCGCAATACCTATACGTGTCTCTGCAAAATTTTTTTCAAATAGTACTAATTTCCCCTAGCGGACTCTCTATACTTGATGTTATAATTCGTATAATCCTTTTGGGAAACGCGATAAGATGCTTAATAGAAGTACGATAATGGGGCTGATTACTCTTATGGTTTTGTTGGTGGTATTGGCGACTATCCTCATATCGCCCCCCTTTAAATAAATTAACTTTTCGCTGCTATCTACTCCTGAAATAGACTGGAGTTTTATCTATATCCTTCCTCCCTGCCTGGGGAGGGACAATTTTCTATATTTCCCTCTCCCTTGGTTTCCCTTGCGCCATATGGAGATATCTTTTCTTATTTCCCTCTCCCTTGAAGGGAGAGGGTCAGGGTGAGGGTGAATATCAAAACCCTCGCAGCTACGTGCTGTTTTCCAGCTTGGTTAAAGAGATTGCCACGTCGCTTCGCTCCTCGCAATGACCGGAGAATAAATTAGGCGTTGCTGAGAAGCTGCTCGGCTAGAGTTCCCACCCCATATAGCGTCCTGTTGAACGACGCCAGCCTGGACTTCCAGTCGATTTTAGAACCGGCCAGCTCGGACAAGTTATTGGCGGCTCTGATGGTGGTATTGAAGTCCCTGTTGAAAACATAATACTCGGGGCTTCGACCGCATTCACCCTTCTTCTTCTCGGTCTGCTCCTTTATCCAGTCTTTAGCGTCGACTGCCAAATCCACCAGGTAATTCCAGTAGTCCACAGCCTGTGAGATGTGCTGGCAATCAGTCACCGAGCCTTTATCCCGCGCCTTGTAGAAGATGGTGCACGTGTTCACCTCCGTATAGGTCTCCTTAACGGTGGCCATAACGCCCTCGTGGAAAGACTTGGGGTCGAATGGTATTATGGCCGCGACGCTTTCCATTGATGCTGACGGCCCAGGTTGCGTTTCTGATTCCGGCTGTACCGGATGGGCCGGCGCGCCATTTGAAACAGCAGCCGCCTGTATCCCGTCAGCTTTGATTTTTTCCTTCTCGGCGTCAATTTTGCCTTGAGTCAGGATGTAGAAGACTCCGGCTGCGGCTGCTGCCACAGACGGGACCATGCCCATAAAAGTTTTCTGCGCCTCCGGCTCCTGGATGAAAAGCGGGATGATTGTGGCCAGTACAGTAATAATGAAGGCACTATATTTCTTTTTACCATCCATAAATTTTTGTAACATATTAACTATTCTCCTTTCTATTTGGTGGTTGTGGGCTGGGCATGAGTTCTGCTCATCCCTTTTCTTTTTTCTTTATTTAATTGCAGTGATGAACTCACCGGGTAGATTGGAGCATCTGCTCCAATCGGTCCCTGTAAACTGTCATCGCGAGGGGCATCAGCCCCGTGGCGATCTCAGTTGTAGGGACGAACCTTCAGGTCTGTCCGCGCGGAGCAGGTGCTCCGCGGTATCCCCCGCCTCTATCAATCTCTATGACCTCAGCCAAGGTCGGCGCCAGGCAGAGATTGCCACGTCCTTCTACCGAAGGACTCGCAATGACATCTTGGCTACTCCATCAAAACAGCTAACGTGTCTGGCACCGGCTTGCCGTTCTCTGAATAATGTCTGGCCAGGTGCCTGGCAGCATCGAGTATCTGCTGCTCGGTTGCCTCTACCCTTTTGCCGCGGAATCCACCGCGACTAAGCGCAGCCACTGCCGCCGCCAGATGCTCCCAGTCCGTAGTCTGATAATGGCCTACTTTACCCTTGATGGCTCTCAGGATGGCCCTGGTGTGATGCGGCAACTTCCACATCTCCGGGTCTTCCTTATCACCGACGATGGCAAACGCCTCATGCGGTAGGCCATCTTTGGTCTTAGGTAGAGCTTCTTCAATCTTTGATTTAACCATTTATACCTCCTCTGTGAGCTAGCATCGAATCTACTAGCAAATCCCCTTTAATCCCCCTTTTCCAAAGGGGGAGATTTGTGTAAACTCTTTTGTAAAGGGGGTAATAACTAACCTCTCCCTTTCGTAAAGGGAGATTGAGAGGGATTTTCCCCTTTTAACCGATGATCTATTCCTTGTCGTCTCCTTGATAGAACTGGCTTATTTTGAGCTTTCGGCCTTTGCCGAAGCGCCGGAGCTGAGATTTGAACTCCTTGAGCATAGCAGCTCCCCAGCTTTGATAATCGTTATCTGCTCTATCGCCGCCGATGCCGGCGACGTCCGAGCGATATTGAGCCTGAGCCAGCACGGCATAAGCTGCCGCCCCCAGGGCTAAGACATCCTCCAGGTGGCCGGGTACGGTGGAGGTGCTGCCGTCCAGTGTATGGACCTTGCTCCAATAAATGTAACAGTTCCCGCCATCTCCCTCGGCGTCACCTACTAAAGTAATGGCGTCTGAATAGACGACAAAACGCTGGAATTGCCTCGGGCTCTCGCCTACCGGGAACTCTACGCGGTCAACCGAAACTCTATCGGTAAGTGTGGAGATGTCTATCTCCCGGCTGCCGTCTATAGTGGCCACAGTAGCCTTCATCTCTCTGGGGATATAGCAGGATAGCTCGGCTACGGCCCTACCGATGGCTCTATCTATCTCGTTATCCTGCCAGCGATAGTTAGAGTTATCCTCGTCCTTGAGGTCTCGCCTGACCAGCGTTCTCATGGTGCTCAGGTTCATGTTCTATTCCGTCCTTTCCCTCGTAGCTCTTCGGGTAGATTGGAGCATCCGCTCCAATCGCTACCAGCAAACTGTCATCGCGAGGGGCTTCAGCCCCGTGGCGATCTCAGCTGTAGGGACAGACCTTCAGGTCTGTCCGCGCGGAGCAGATGCTCCGCGGTACCCCTGAAAACAGATCCTAAATCCTTCCGCGGTATGGCTCCTCGCAATGACAATTTGGGGCTGGGGGGAGATTGCCACGCTTCGCTCAAAATGGACATCGTGTTCTCCCCCCAGTTATGTAGCCTCGACCTTTCCCCAACATGTAGCCTCGACCTTTTAAGGTCGAGGTCACGAGGTTAAAACCTCGTGGCTACCAATCTCCGTAATCTTCCTTAGTCCTGGACTCCGATGAGGGCTCCACGCCTCTGCTTGCAGAAGTCGACCAGCGTGACATACCACTTTATGCGCGTCCTGGAGGCGTCTTTGCCTTCCATGGCGCCAATCGGCTCTACCTGTAAGCCGCCGTTGGTGGCACCCGAGACGGCACCTTCACCGAACTGTACGGCAAAGATGACCGAGCAAGCGCCGCCGGTAACTCCGGTCTCATAACCGCCGGCCAGTACATGCGTGTCCTTGACCCAGTCGGAGACGCCAATGGGTACGCCGTTGTAGAGCTGGGTAAAATCGCCGAACTCTCCCCTGACTGTCTCCATGTAAGCACCGCTGGCTCTGACCAGCGCCGTGACTTTGCGGCGTGACCGTCGGCTCATCAGCAGCAAATCCGGCTTGCCGCCTCTTACGGTGTCGACCAGTTCATCGAGCTTGGCCAGTGTAAGCGCGGCGCCGGTACCTCCCATGGTAACCACCTGGCTGCCGGCTTGTGTGCAGTCAACCAGCTTCCTCAGGCCGTCGAACTGATTCGTTCCGCCTGAGCTGTCGCCGTAGACAAACTTGTCCTCGAACTCATGCCTGATGGCTTTGGCTGTCAGCTCGATGATGGCAGCCTCGATGTCCTGTATATTGGAGCGGGTCTGCTTGATGTAGTTATCAACATCAGCATTCTGTCCTAATATAGCCAGCACCGCGGTGAGCTGGTCGAAGTCCGGTGCCGGCGAGGTCGACCAGTCGGCATTTACGGCATGCCACTCGGCAGTGGGCAATGTTTTCTCCCGGTTGTAGGTCAGGCCGTTACCGACAATCTCGATAAACGGCATTTTCTGAAGTACAGGCGAGTCCTTCAGAATGGTCTCGATGACGCCCTGAAGCAGGACATCATTGGAAAGTTTTGCAGCTTCGCTTAATGATATTGCCATATCAATTTACCTCCTTTTTGTTTGTGGTTGGGAAGGGTGGCCATGAGCCTTAGCTCATCCCTTCCTTTCTATTTGACTGTTGTGAGGGGTGGCCATGAGCTTTGGCTCATGCCCCTTTCAGTCGTAAATTCCAAATCGCAAATACCAAATTCCAATTCCTTATGTTTGTTATTTGGTGCTTCGGATTTGGTGCTTGACTATTGCTCTTTCTTCTTCCGGGCTTGTTCCAGCCCGTAGTTTATTTTGTCCTTGGTGCTCATGGCCGAGGTGTCCAGGCCGGCTCTAGCCGGTGCTCCAGCAGGTATCGAGGATGCCTGCGCCTGCTTCGAGAGTGACTCCTGTACATTAGCCACCAGCTTAAGCGCACGGCCCAGCGAGTCTTTTACTTGCTCGATGGTCGCACCCTGGATTGCCTCAGCGGGAATCAAAGGGTTAGAGCTGGCTGCCAGCTTTTTATAGTCCTCGACGGCATAGACATAGGCGGCTTTGGCCCCCTCGAAGTCACGGCTCAAACTGGCGAGCTGGCCTTCGAGCCCGGTAATCACGCCGGCTTTTGCCTCGACCTGGCTCTCCAGCGCGGCTACCTTGTCCTGAAGCTCATTACCAGCCGGCTGAGCCAGCTCCTGACTGCCACCCGAAGACTCTTCCTTTTTTTCGACCTCCGGTTTGACAGCCTCAGGCTCGCCGGTGATTGGTGCCTGACCCTGGTCTTTGATTTCGATTGATTCGCCATTCAATTCTTTTCTCCTTTCCTTAGAGGGATTACAGCGATTTATTCAGATTACAGCGATTTTTGGTGGCATTTCCGTAATCGCTCCCAATCTCCGTAATCTCTACTAATCTCTGTAATCGCTTCTTACTCAATGCCCTCCACGTCTGCGGCTGCTGTTCTCTCTCGCTCGCTGCCGCGGTTAGAGCGTGCCCTGAATTGCTGATTCATCTCCAGTATCCGCCTCCTCTCCTCCAGCCATTTCTCGAACTCCGCTTCGGGGTCTCTGATTCCCAGCTCGTCCATAGCCGTCCTGCGGGAATGCACGCCGGACTGGACTAAAGTCTGCTCGTTCTGTGCCAGCCTGGCCCGGTCCTGGGGCAGCACCGCTCCCCAGACGATTCTGGTGGCTACGCCGGTCAGGTCTTCGCCGGCGAATTGCTTATGAAGTTTCAGAATCATGCTACAGCGGCGTGCATAGGCGGCGGAGCGTATCGTTCTCTTGCGCCTGACCTTCTGCAGCAGCGACTGCAGCTCCATCTCCAGTGCCACACCCGAAAGCTCTCTTTCGATACCTCCGTAGGCTGCTCGCGGCGACTCCGAAATATCGTGCAGGCAGCGGTAAATCATATCGATGTAGTCGACGTGCAGTCTGATACCGCCGCCGGCCAGCAGGTCTAACAGATAAGCTTTGGCTTCTTCCGGTATAGTCCACACGGCTCCCGGCTGAACTTTTATTTCCTCGGCGGACTCCACGCCCTCTAAGACGGCGATGGGGTTGCCGGACACTTCCAGTATGCGCGATAGTTGGGACAGCGCCCGGTTAAGCTCCCGCTGCGCCTGCTTCAAAGGCGGAATATCTGAGGTCCCCCAGAAATTTTTCG